CCCGGGACGGGGCGCTGATATTCGTCAAGGACGGTATCGGAGCGGGCGATCATGGGAATGGTCCCCCGCCACTGCCGAAGTAAACATTCGCGCAGTCGGCATCGACTGTCGTGGACGTGATGGTCTGCCCGGCGCCGTCAGTGATCGTGCACTCGAATGTCGCAAACCAATCTTCATCGGGAGCAGCGAGCGTGCTGAATGAGGTGGTTGCGCTGGTTGGGCTATTGATTGTCCACGAATGAGCGTCTGGCGCAGTTCTTGTCCAAAGGTAGGTGACGGTGCCAATAGCGCCGATGGGAGTAGCGGTTACGGCATCGGTCGTGACATTGGTGGTCCCTGCGCTATTCGATCGGCCGAGAACGTCGGTCCTGTTGAGGGTGACCGAAATCGTCGAAAAGAACTGAAGAAGCGCTCCGCCGGTCCTGATCCACCCCTCCGTGACGGTTTTGAGAATTCCACCCTTGTGAATGGAGATTCCGGTTACGTCCTTGGTGACGCCCGCTTTCCTAAGCGCAACGGTCATGTGTGCTTCAGCCAGATGTCGCCGTCGGCACTCGTCGGATCGGACGCCGTGTTGACGGTTGCGAAAATGCGTCCCGAGGTGAAAGTGCCGTCGGTGTGATAGGTGTGCGGGCCAGCGCTCGACCGATTGATGTTGCCGGTCATCGTGCCGCCAGTGAGGGCGAGAGACGCGACGATTCCGGCTAGTGTCCGAAGTGCCGTTGAATCGGCCGCAGTGAGCAGGCTCAGGCCATAAGGTGTGGCTGCCAGCGCGGCGACGGAGGTCAGGGTGGCGCTGAGCGGCTGATAGGAAGCGGCGGCAACGGCATTGACTGACGGAAAGTAGGAGACGAGGTTCCCGTCCGCGTCACGAATGCGAAGCGAATAGTCGCCGTCGGCAAAGTAAACGAGCGAGGGTAGTCCGTTGTTGACCACCACTCCGCCGCGTGTCCGCAGTGGCTGGGTCGCCGGAACTGTAAGTGCGGAATCCCAAAAGACCGAGATGGGCGATGTTTCAGGATCGGAGCCAGCAACCCCGACATAGACATTCCCGCTGTCGAGCAACGCGCCGTGCTGATCGAAGAACAGCGGAGGTGGGTTGTCGAGCTGCTGCATCGGCAAATTTGTGCCGATTGCGGCGCATTTGCGCGATTGAACTCTTAGCTAGACAGATGCCCCGCTGGAATCCACCCAGCCAGCACCCTTGAAGTTGAAAATCGGCTTTCCGTTGGCGGCCAGTGTCGTGTCGAAATAGATTGCGACCACGGTTGATGGAACGGTCGGGCGAGCGCTGGTTATGCCCTTCCCGCCATAAGCGACGAACACAGTATAAGCACCGCCCCTGGAAAGCAGGCTGGCCGGATCAGCGCCGTCGATCGGGCGAATGTCAGCAGTATCGGTTCCAGTGAACTCGACTGCACCAACCCTGTTAGGAAGCCCGGCAACTGCGGTCAGAAGACCAGAGAGGGGTTGGAAATCTCCGCTTTCCAGACCGGCTGAAAGAGTATCGAGTTGCGCCTTCAGGGCAGTCGCCTGTTCGACTACATCGTCAATCGTGTCGATAGCCGTTTCGAGTTCGCTCCGTAGCCGCGGATTGTTAGGAAATGCCTTGGTGAGCAGACTTCGCGTAATCACGAGGACAGGCCCTGTATCTTGACCTCGCACGCGGCAATTCCCGGCAACGCGCCTCCAGCAATGCGGAACCTCATTCCGAGGTAGTTACCGATCCGAGAGTGAGGACGCCACGCTATCCGCTTGGCCCTGTCGCCGGGAATGAATGCGACAGCCCGTTCCATGCTGAATGTCTCGCCATCGCGGGTGGTCGACAAGAATACGGACCCGGCCCTTCCGCGTCCCGGCAGCCCCATCAGCTCGATGCTATGGACGATGCCTCCAAGGCCCTGGTTGTAGAGCATCCCGCAATCGAACTGCGCCCCGGCCTCAATTCCAAAGTGCCGGTCGTCGGTGCTCGTCAGATAGCCAAATGCCCCTGACTGAGTATCGCCGACAATGCTGAGTCCGTAGGCGTCGACCGCGTTGCGGCAGCGGTAGCCGTGGACATCTGTTTTTGCCCTATACCAGACCGGGCGCTGGGTCGCCTCAGTTGCGTTCATGAGGAACACCCATGACTCGGTTGGCAGGTGAACTAGAAGGCGGATTTCATTGCGTGACGAGCGCGCCTCGACTTCGACGACTGCTGGGTTGTGCAGAGCGTCCAACGCATCGCAAAGCTCGCGGCAACCGATTGGATTTGCTACTCCCTGCTCGGCAAGAAAGACGTTGAGGCCCTCATTCCTGGCAGAGCCGACGAACGCGAAGCCGTCACCAAACAGAACCTTGGCAGTTGGAGATACGCAGCCATAGGGAAAGCCAGCCCCCTTGTTGTCGGCGAATGGGAAACCGTTTCCCCCCACATTGAGAAAAACCTGTGTCGTATAGCGCCCGAGAACGTAGGCTTCCTCGCGGTATTTGATGAGGCCGGTTATCGGGTCCGGGTCTTCCTCCGCTGAGCCGAATTTCAGCGGTTTCACCTGGGTGGGATCGGAGAGTTCGGTGACGACGACATAAGTGCCGTCAGTGCTCATGAAATAGCCGTCAATCCACAAGCCGTCGATAGCGGCACCAAGGTCGATGTCGGTGACCTGAATTAGCCCGGTGGAAGAAGAGTAATAGAACAGGTTGCCGCCTGACCATATCGCCAGTCGATCGAACGAATAATCAAATGCGCAACGGCCTCCAGAACCCACGTCTCCAAGGTCGGTAACGGTTCCATCGGCGCCCATCTGGCACAGCCTGGTCCCGGAGACACGATACATTGCCCCGTTCCAGAGAATGCCTCCACGATCGGTTCCGGGGCCGGTTCCCATCTGGACCGCTCCGGTAAGCGTGCGGAGCTGTCCGTTGGAGATGTTGGATTCAACGACAATCGGCTCCAGGTTGAGCGGATAGGTGCGGACGAACTCGCCGGTTTCCGATCCGGCAATCCCGCTTAGCAGGGGAACGGCGGTCATCTACTCGGTCGGGAAAATGAGGAACCGGGCGTGCCTGACTCCAGCGCTCGGCAAGATCGCCGCCGGAGTGCGGGCGATCGGAGCGACGGCATAATTCGCCATCAAGTCACTCATTGCCGTCGCAGCGATACCCATAGCCTCGGGCGTGAGGTTTGCCCCGAGAGAAGGAGCTAGGCGTTTTGCCAGAAGAGCGGTGATCGGCTCGACTGCATCGTCAGGAATGCCGCTGGGCTCTTCGAGAAGGCCCTGCCCGTAGGTTGGGAAGTCGAAGTTGAGGTTGATGCCTTTCTTCGCCAGCAGCGCCATCAACGCATTCAACCGTCGAAGGCCAGTCACCATCTCTTCGGGCGTGCGTTCGTATTCCTGGCCGTTGAGGCCACAGAACTCGTAAGCGCCTTCGACGAGGACGCTTTTCGCTACGCCGGTCGCATCGAGGGTGATTGTCGGCATTGAATAGATGTGCCGCTACGGGGCTATCCGCGCGATTGAACTCTTAGCCGTTATTTACTTTCTATTGGTATTGTCTTAGGTGAATCAGGATTTCCTCTGCTCGGTAAGCAGGAGTGCTTGTGGTGTTGAGTATCTGGCGCTGGTTGTTCGGGCCGTGCCACCGCTGCTCGCGGTGCTACACGAAGCTTCCCAAGGATTATGACCGTCCCATCTGCACCATGTGCGATCCGCCGCAGCTATGAAGGACGTTCTGTGCTTGGTCGCGATGGTGACTATCGGGTTGCTGATGATCCTGCATGTCTTGCAGGGGGCCTAGCTTACCGTCATCGTATAATTATAGAGCCCTTCCGCGAACCCGGTGCCGGTGTAACCGATTACTACACGCCCGAACGTGATCGGGTCTGCGTCCATGCAATAGGGCCAATCGAACGTGTTGTTATTGGTCAGCGCTACCCACGTCGCGCCCTTGTCGTCGCTTCGATAAAGTCCGAAGGTCGTCGAGGTAATCCACCCCAAGGCATAGAGGGCATACGGAATCGATGACCCGGGCTTGGGAGCCCCCCACGCGAGGCAGTTCACCTCATCGATTGTCGATAGCGCTGTCCATGTCACTCCCCCGTCTTCCGAGCGAAACGATGGAAGGCCGGTGTCATCGGTGATGGTTGAACTCAGCGGCCCGGTAAAAATGTAGAGATGCCCGTTTGGCGTCATGAACAACCCGACGTGCCAACCAAAGCTCGTCGTTCCCGGATCGCCCTGAAGGGTCCAGTTGATGCCCCCATCAGTCGATTTCCACACACCTTTCACAGATGGAGTCAAAACGCCGTTGATGACCCCATAATTGTAGGCGAAGAACACTCCGGGGTTTCTCTTGTCAGCGCAGACGATGTGCCTTCGATAGCTGAACGGCGAACCAAATCCCCATCCGCTCTCCGTGCCATCCGCGACCCGGGCAAAGCCGGAGAAGATACAATCGTTCCAGGTATTGCCGCCGTCATGGGTATATTTGGGCCAGCTATTTTGCGCCCTGAAGTTCACGATCTGGTTTGAATTTGAGATCGCAATCGAGCCCGCTGAAACCGCATTCGGCTGCGTCGGGAACGCGGTCCACGTCTGTCCCTTGTCGGTCGAATAGCCGCTTGTGTCGGTAAGCCCGCTGCGGTGGGTCTGCTGGACGAGGTAGTTCGGATTGTCGATTGCATAATCGACGTTCGTGCCGTCGGTCAGGGTTCCGTTCGGCCAGTTATTCGACGCGAACTTCCCGGTTTTGTCCTGCATGACGACGCCGCGGTCGCCAGCGATGCAGAAAGTCGTTCCGTCTGGCAAAATCGAAACGTGATAAGCAACCAGCTCCTCGATCCCCTTGGTATCCTCATAGCGGATGAGAGCTTTGGTCCCGATCCCGGGCCACGGCGAGGGGAGGAAATAGACCCCGTAACCACCCCAGATGAAGTCCCTTGCAAGCGTCGGGTGGGGAAGAATGTTGGACGCTCCGGCATCCTGGGTGGAAAGCTGGAACTGGACCTCGCTAGCCGCAATGGGGCAACCCGTCGGCATGCACCAGTTGTCGATCGGCTCATAAGCTCCCGACCATGTGGTTCCGCCATTGGTCGAGGTGAACGGCTTTCCAGACCCGCACAGCCCGACGATCCGCGTCGAATCCTTGGGGTCAACCTCGACCGTGCCGATATTATACGGCGGAAGGCCCGTCGCCTGCGTCCATGTCGTTCCGCCGTTGGTCGATGACCACAGGTTGCTGGTCGCCCCGGTATCGACGCACAGCCAGATTTTGCCGGTCTGGTCGCAGACCATGTGCGTGGCGCCGTAACCGGCTCCCGCTCCAGGGTGGCCGGT